GTAATGCTTTTGAGGGGGGATAATTAACTAAACTTAACGGGAGGGTATATAGTATCCCAATAAAAATTACTGTTATATTAGGGGCCAACTATATATTATACGCTCAGAATGAGCGTAATTATTACCTATCTGTTCGGTTTTACTACTTTGAACAGGTTATCTATAGTATATAATAAATATATACGGAGTTGCCTCCGTTTGCTCTACGGCAACTCCTAATAATAATATTAATATTAATAATAATGGGGATAGTCTGCCCGTTTATGGGCACCGTTAAATCACCGTTTTAGGGGGCAATCTGTGGGTCGTAAGCCAGGGGTACAAAACATCCCCAAGGATGTAGCCCAAAAGCAGGTGCTAGAACTTCTAAGCCAAGGCTCTACTGTGGTAGACGCTATGAAGGCTGTAGGGCGCAACGATGTTACCTTTAGGCAATGGTCTATGTCAGACCCAGAGTTTAAAGACAAAGCGGACAAAGCCCGCCTAGCAGGTAAAGGTGTCAAAGCGGATTTATCCAATCTAAAAGATATCTCCTTTGAAGATTTCTGTGAGCAATTCCTAGAGACTAAACTCTTTGACCACCATAAGACCTGGGTAGATTTAGTAGAGGCCAAAGAACCAAGGTTCATTCACCCTTCTATGACTTATGAGCAAGCGGCAACTAATCGTATCTTAATTAACGTACCGCCAGAACATGCTAAGTCAACTGTTCTAACAATCAACTACGTTACCTACCGTCTTTGTATAGACCCTAACGTAAGAATTATTATTGTATCTAAAACGCAAGGTATGGCACGCAAGTTCCTATCTGCGATTAAGACAAGATTAAGCCACCCTAACTGGACCAAGATGCAGGTGTCCTTCGGACCTAATGGTGGTTATAAAGCAGACTCACCAACTTGGTCAGCCGACATGATTTATCTAGGAGCAGGAAGAGACTCTGGAGAGAAAGACCCTACGGTGCAAGCCTTAGGATTTGGTTCCCAGATTTACGGTGCAAGAGCCGACCTGATTATCCTTGATGATGTGGTGATGAACGCAAACGCCCATGAGTGGGAGAAGCAAATTGAATGGCTTCAAAAAGAAGTTATCACCCGCCTAGGGCGGCACGGAAAATTACTTATAGTAGGAACCCGTGTCGCACCTATAGATTTATATAAGATGATACGAGATGGCGAACAATGGACTGGTGGCAAAACACCATTCACATACATGTCTATGCCAGCCGTTTTAGAATTTGATGAAGACCCAGAAAAATGGAAAACACTCTGGCCCTGGACAGACAGAGCAGAAGGAGAGAAGGACGAACCTAATGAGCAAGGACTATATCCCAAATGGGATGGACCCTCGCTTTTTACAAGGCGGTCTGAAGTGGCTCCGTCAGTCTGGGCTATGGTCTACCAACAAGAAGACGTCCAATCCGACTCTATCTTCTCGCCAACAATTGTCGCTGGATGTGTTAACGGTATGCGAAAGCGTGGACCGCTTAGAAGAGACACGCCAGGCCACCCCCAAAATATAGATTCAACTTATACTATAATTGGATTTGACCCTGCGGTAACTGGACGCTCTGCTTTCGTAGCAGTATCCTATAACCGTTCTGATGGCAAGATATATGTCTTAGATTGCGTCAACATGGTTGACCCTTCCCCTCAAAAAGAGAATGCTCTTATCAAGGAGTGGGTAGAAAGATTTAAGCCACAAGAGTTTAGGGTTGAGATTAACGCCCATCAGAAGTACTATGCTATGGATACAGAACTACGTCAGTACCTAGCAACCTATGGCTGTCAACTTAACTCTCACTTTACTGGCAAGAACAAATGGGATGTAGGATTCGGTGTAGCCTCTATGGCAAGCCTCTTTGGTTCAACTAGAGATGGTAGATTTTTAGACAACAACATAATAGAGTTACCTTCTAATGAAGGCTCTGAAGGACTTAAGTCTTTGGTGCAGCAACTTATTATTTGGAAACCCGATACTAAGAATCCAACTGACTGTGTAATGGCTTTATGGTTTGCTGTAATACGTTGTAGAGAACTAATGCAAACATCAAGTAGAGTTGGGCAGTATCAAACTAATAGATGGGCTACTAGAGCACAAATGTCTACTAGAACTTCACTTAATTTAGATGAAGCCTTTGCAGAACAATGGCAAGAAATATATAACTAAGGAGACAGAATGGCACTACCAATGATTGCAGCAGGTATCGCTGCTAGAGCAGTAGCAAAGAAAATTGCAACAAGAGCCGTAGGCGGCATTACTGGCAGGGGCGCTAAAACTGTTAATCCAGTTTATCAAAATGTAAGAGCAACTACAGATGCTATCCAAAAAAATTCAGTTAAGATTAAAAAAACACAGGCTCAGATTAATTCAGAAGGCGCAGCAAAAGCCAGAGCGGCTATGGGGTTACCACCTAAACCAACTGCTCAAGAAATTGCAGCACGTGCAAGCAGAGAAAAAGCATCTCTTATGAAAAGTAGAATTAAAAGAGGTAAGTAGTGGCATTAACGATTGAACAAATAGCAGCACGAGTTCAATCTCTTCGTTATCGTAATAGCGAGAGAGATGCTCGCAACCTTGACGTACTTGCTGTTCGTAAAGGACAAATATCACAAGTATATCCTGATTTTTTTCCAGAAGGTGTAGACGCTAATGTCGTGGCAAATTTTATTGACATCGTTGCCAGGGACCTTTCAGAGGTTATGGCACCTCTTCCAGCAGTTAACTGCTCGGCCGCTAATGCGGTTAATGACCGTGCTCGTAATTTTGCTGACAAGCGTACTCGTATTGCTAGTAATTATTTTCAAAATTCTGACCTATCGGTCCAGATGTACCAAGGAGCAGACTGGTATATAACTTACGGCTTTGTTCCGTTTGTAATTGAATTAGATGATGAAGCAAAACTACCTAGAATTAGACTAGAGAATCCAATTGGTTCCTATCCAGAGTTTGACCGTTATGGTCGTTGTGTAGCATTTGCTAAAAGATACAGTCTTACATTAGGTGAGTTAGTCAGCCAGTTCCCAGAGTATGATAATATACTTCTAGGTCCTTTAGGATATAAGCAAGACCTAAATGGCATGATTGAAATGATTCGTTATTACGATAAAGACCAATCAGTTGTTTATATTCCTGCAAGAGACAATTTAGTTTTATCAAAGGCTAAGAATCCTATTGGTAAGATAATGATAGTTGTAGCACGTAAGCCGTCTATTGACAGCGAACTACGTGGACAATTTGACGATGTACTTGGAATTCAGTTACTCCGCAACCGTTTCGCCTTATTGGCAATGGAAGCAGCGGAGAAATCAGTACAGGCACCTATTGTACTTCCACAAGATGTACAAGAATTACAGTTGGGTGGAGATGCGGTTATCCGCACCGCAAACCCAGCAGGTGTTCGTCGAGTAGAACTAACAATACCACAGGGCGCATTTACAGAACAGACATTACTTAACTCAGAACTTCGTGTAGGAACTCGTTATCCAGAATCACGTACTGGTAATATCGATGCATCTGTTGTTACAGGTCAAGGTGTACAGGCTCTTATGGGAGCATTTGATACACAGGTTAAATCAGCACAAGCAATATTTGCTGCAGCACTTCGTGATGTTATTAGCATCTGTTTTGAAATTGACGAATTAATATTTTCTGATGAAAAGACTATTCGTGGAGTAGATTCTGGTTCACCATATGAAATTACTTACAAGCCAAGTAAAGATATTAAGGGTGATTATTCAGCCGATGTAAGATACGGAATGCTTGCTGGTCTTAATCCAGCCCAAGGACTTATCTTTATGTTACAGGCTCTTGGTGGCAAGTTAATATCTAAAGATATGGCTATGCGTGAGTTGCCATTTACAGTTAACGTAACACAAGAACTTGAAAAAATTGAAATTGAGGATATGCGTACAGCATTACTCAGTGGTATTACAGCAATGGCTCAGGCTATACCAGCGATGGCAACACAGGGACAAGACCCGTCAGTCATGGTAAATAAAATTGCTGCGGTAATCAAGGCTCGCCAAAAGGGACAAGCATTAGAAGATGCTATTGAGGCTACCTTTGCACCGCAACAACAAGTCCCTCCTGCTGGTGCCCCTAATCCAACGGTTGAGCAAACGTCCCCTGCTCCCCTTGGTGGTCCAGTAGGAGGCTCTCCTTCTCCAATACCACAGCAACAACAAGAAGAAGATGTTATGAGTTTAATTTCTGGACTAACAGGTACAGGAAGAGGAACAGCAAGCGTTAGAAGTGTAAGACGTAGATAAAAGGGTAGGGGACAATGACAACTATTATAGGTATAGAACATAAAGATAGATGCTTTATAGTTGCTGATAGTCAAACAACTGATGCTGAAGGTAGAATCTATACACATCCTGAAGTAAAAAAGATTTCTGAAAATGGAATGTTTTTGATTGCTGGCTCTGGAGAAACATTACCTTGTGATATAGCCCAACATATTTGGGAATCACCAGTACCTACCAAGCAAGACAAAGAAGACCTTTATCATTTTATGATTGTAAAGGCAATGCCATCTCTTCGTAAATGTATGACAGATAATGGTTATAATTTTGATGAAGATACAAAAGAAAATCGTTTTCAGTTTATAATGGCTGTTGGTGGAGAAATATTTGATGTTGACCAAGAGTTATCAATAAGTAAATCTGCAGATGGAGTTTACGCAGTAGGCTCTGGAGCAGCATATGCACTAGGTGCATTACATGCTGGTGTAGATGCTTATGAAGCAATGGAAATTGCATCTAAACTTACTGCATTTACTGCAGGTCCATATATATCAAAAGAACAACCTAGAAAAATTAAGTAGGAGGAATCATGG